AACATAGTTTTTTTAGTTTTGGTAGTAAATTCGGAACTTAATTTCTCCAATTAGGTTCTACGTACCTATTCATAGTGTATACAACACAAACCATAGATGTACCCCTATAAAGAATAGATATACCCACAAACACATTATTATGTATATGTAATGCGGTTTTATGGGGTGGAGAATTTAAAAATCCAATTAATATTTCTTCTGATACGTCTGAGTGTGAAACCCCATAATGATAATCAGTAATTAATCCTACATTATTAACGTGTAAAATTTCACCATTAAAATGTAGGGAACTACCATCCGACTGCACCTCCTCAAAACCCATTTTGTCTCTATAATATCTATATCTATCATAATCATCTTCTATAATGGTATCATTACCAACATATTTAAACCCTATTGTTTCATAAGACTCACTGTGAGTAATTAAAAAAGTTTTATCGGGATTATCACTATTAACCATTTGAGTTAGATATGTGGTATGGTGTTTAGCACAACTATCTAATACTGGAAGTCTTTGTAAAGTGATATTTTTATGTTTAGGAAAAACACTATCTAAATAGTTTTCTAAATGTACTATAAAATAATACTCTAAACTATCTTTATCGTATTGAATCTTAGATACGTCATATGCAAACTCATCCAAATCGAATAATAGGGAAGAATTAAAACTATCTTCCCACTCATCCAAATCTTGTTCAATGGTATCATTTTGTGTATAACTACTTAAACTTACTAATACTAATAATAATGTGATTAACTTTTTCATATTGTTTGATTTATACAAATATAAGAAAAATATTTTAATCTACCAAATAAAATACTACTAACCTACCTTAACTTCTATTTTTTCTTTTACTTTACTATAAGAAATACTAATAGTTTGTCCTTGTTTAATATTATCTTTTAATATTTCTTCTGAAATTGGATCCTCTACATATTTTTGTATTGCTCTGTTTAATGGTCTTGCACCATATTCTTCATCATATCCAGTTTCACATAAGAATTTTTTTGCAGATTTATGTATTTTTAAATTAAAACCTAATTCTTCAATTCTACCAACAATCTTTACGATTTCTAATTCCACTATTTGTGCAATTTCATCTTCTTTTAGTGGATTGAATATAACTACATCATCTAATCTGTTTAAAAATTCTGGTGGAAAGTGTTTCTTTAACTCTTTATTTAAAATTTGTGCTCTATACGCTTCTTTATTGTCAGATAAAGATTTAGTATTGAATCCTACACCTGTACCAAAATCTTGTAATTTTTTAATACCTATGTTTGATGTCATTATAACCATACAATTTTTAAAATTTACTTTTCTACCTAAACTATCAGTTAGTTGTCCATCATCTAATAATTGTAACAACATATTATATACATCCTTATGTGCCTTCTCAATCTCATCAAATAAAATAATAGAATATGGTTTTCTTCTTACTTTTTCAGTTAGTTGTCCACCTTCTTCATGTCCTACATATCCCGGAGGTGCTCCCACCATTCTAGAAACTGCGTGTTTCTCTTGATATTCCGACATATCTACTCTTATTAATGAATCCTCATCACCAAACATATATTTGGCTAATCTTTTTGCTAAGTGAGTTTTTCCTGTTCCTGTTGGACCTAAAAACATAAATGAACCTATGGGTTTCTTAGGGTTTCTAATACCTACCCTATTCCTTCTAAGTGATTTAGCAATTTTAACCACTGCATCATCTTGCCCAATTACAGAACCTTTCATTACCTTTTCCATATCTAATAATCTCTTACCTTCATCGTTAGATAATCTTTTTAATGGGATACCTGTCATCGATGCAACTACTTCACTTACATCTTCTGGACTAATAACTGTTCTCTTTTTATCTAAGTTATTCCTCCATACATCTTTTTCTACCTCTAATTTTTCAGTTACCTGTCTTTCTTTATCTCTAAGTTTAGCGGCTTCTTCATATTTTTGACTCCTAACCACTCTGTTTTTTTCGTCTTTAATATCTACAATCTCTTGTTCTAAATCATTAATTACTTTAGGTGGTTTTGCATTCACTTGCGATCTAGCACCAACTTCATCCATAATATCAATGGCTTTATCAGGAAACTCTCTATCTGTTACATACCTGTCAGCTAATTTAACACATTGTATAACAGTATCCTCTAAATAAGTAACTTTATGGTATTTTTCGTAAGAACCTTTTATTTTTTCTAAAATCTCAATAGTTTCATCTATTGAAGGTGGATCAATAACTACTTGTTGAAATCTTCTTGTTAATGCACCATCCTTTTCAATGTGTTCTCTGAATTCATCTAATGTAGTTGCCCCTATAATCTGTAAATCACCCCTAGATAAAGCTGGCTTCATTACGTTAGCTGCATCCATTGATCCTGATGCGTTACCAGCACCAACTAAGGTATGTAATTCGTCAATAAATAATATGATATCATCCGCGTCCATTAGTTCGTCCACCACACCTTTTATCCTTTCTTCAAATTGACCTCTATATTTAGTTCCAGCAACTAAAGAAGTTAAATCTAAAGAAACAATTCTTTTATCTAACAATGTACGAGGAGCATCACCCTCATTAATTTTTAGTGCTAAACCTTCAATTACTGTAGTTTTACCTACACCCGGATCACCTATTAATACAGGATTATTTTTTTTCTTTCTAGAAAGAATTTGTGCTACTCTTTGTATAACGTCATCTCTACCAATTACTGGATCAATCTTTCCTTCTGACGCTTTTTTAGTTACGTCTATTGAAAAATTATCTAATATAGGTGTACTACTATTTTTATTTTTTTTCTTAGGTGATTTATTAAACATATCTTCTGATTCTCCATCAGCAGGTTCGAAACTATCTTCTATAAGATATTTCTTTACTGTTTTATCATAAACTTTATAATCTACTCCCATTTTTTTTAAAATTTTAGTTATATTATTTTTTTCTTTTAGTATTGATAACATAATATGTGGCGTACCTAAATAATTTTCTTTAAGTTTTTCACATTCCATTTCTGCCTCTTTTATTAATTTTTTAGTGTATTCCGCCATAGGTATTAGTGAAGTAGTAATTTTACTAGATTCTTCTGTTTTTAAAACCACTACCTCTATTTTTTGGTGTAAGTCATCAACATCCACACCCAACTCAACTAAATATTTAATTGCGTCATTTTCATAATCATTAATCATAGCAATTGTTACATGCTCTATAGAAATCTCATCTTGATTATATAATCTAGCTTCCTCAATAGATTTATTAATAATTTTTTTAACTTTTGGTTGTACTTTTCTCATATTTGATTTGTCTTTAATAATAAATATCATTATATTTGTGTTAAATATAAAAATTAATATATGAAAAGTCAATATAAATTACACTTAGGTAACACAAAAAATGTTTTAGATGGAATGATTGAAAACGGTGATAAAGTTGATACTATTTTTACATCCCCACCATACTTTGCATTTAGAAAAAATTATAGTGGTGACGATGATGGGGAAATTGGTTCTATTCATGTTGATGATTACGCTGATTGGTTTTTAGAATTTACAGAAAGATTTTTAAAGGTTTTAAAACCTAACGGTAGTTTTTTTCTTAATATAAACGATAAGATTGATAAAGGGGTTGTACATCCAGTATTAGATGAATTAAAATATAAAATGCGAAAACAAGGTTGGTATTTAGTTGCTAAGCCATATATATGGTTTAAGAAAAACTCTATGCCAACTAATTGTAAATATAGAGCAATAGATAGGTATGAATACGTTTTCCATTTCTCTAACTCAAATAAACCTAAGTTTATATCAGACAATTGTAGAACAGAACATTCCGAAGTGACTAAAAAAAGATTTAAGAAACCAGTTACAACAATTAACTCTAGAGATGGTGTATATAATTCAGAGATGAAAGAATTAAATAAAAAAGGTTCGTTACCTCATAACGTTGTAATTGCGGCAGCAGAAACTAATCCAGGTATATTACACCCCGCACCTTTCAGTGTAGAGTTAGCAGAATGGTTCGTTAAAATTGGTAGTGATGTTGGTGATACAATATTAGACCCTTTTGCTGGATCATCTACTACGGGCATTGCGTCTTTGAAACATAATAGAAACTTTATTGGAATAGATTTAGTAGAATTCAACATCAACTTCGGTAGGAAGAGAATGAATTATTTCTTAGAAACTGGTGAACATTTTATACCAAAGGGTAAATTAGAAGAAAATGGTATTGATGTAAATTACTATAAAGTGAAAGGTAAACATATAAATAATCCGTGATGACAAATTGTCATAATAATAGTAATGGCACTTAGTTTGATTATAATAAAATAATAATAATAAAATAAAAAAAAACAAAATGATGAACAACAAAAATTTAAATGACTTATTAAGAGAGTTTATGAATGAAGATTTATTTGGTGGATCTTTAACAGAATTTAGATTCCCCAAAGTAAATTATAATAACGTAAGTAGAAGAGAGTATTCAGAAAATACTCCAGCTACAAACGTTTATGAAGACGAATGGTCATATAGATATGAATTGTCTACACCAGGATTCACTAAAGGAGATTTAACAGTAACATTAAATGATACTAAATTAGATATTAAAGGTGAAAGAACAATAAAAGGTAAAAAAGAAAAAGGTGAATATATTTCTAAAGAATATCATACTACTAGGTTTTTTAGATCTTTTAATTTACCTAAAAATGTAGTTTTAGATGAAGTACATGCTAAGGTAGAAAATGGCATAACTATTTTATATTTACCTAAAGTTACTAAAACAAAAGTAAATAAAGGTGAAAGAACTATTGAGATTTCATAATTTAACAACATAATTATTCAATTAACTAAAAACCATAATAGTATTATCTATTATGGTTTTTTTTATTGTTGATTTTATACAAAAAAATTATTATATTTGTTGTAATGAATAATAGTGAACCTATATTTAAAAAAATTACTCTAATAGTAAAAGAAGAAAATAATAAAGATAAGTATTTTAATAATACTTTTAAAGTAGACTATAATGATTGTGGAATGGTTATTACAGGAGATTATCTAATTATTACTGAATACATCAACGAAGAACAATCTGAAAAAAGTAAAATTTACGAATTAAAATTTATAGATAGTTATAAATTATATAAAAATTAAAATTATGTTATTACACAGACACAAAACAAATGAATCTATTGAGAATTTATATAACTCTAGTAATATACTAGCATCAAAATATAATATTCATAGTAATAAATTAGCAATTATATTTAAAGGTGGTAGACAATATCTTTATCATGATGTTAAAAATAGTGATTACCTTCTATTTGAACAGGCAGAGAGTCAGGGTAAAGTATTAAATACACACATAAAGAACCATAAAATGGAAAAAATAGAAGGTGTTGTGGATGTTACCACTATTTTAGAACAAATACAAAACTTTAAAAACGAGTAAATGGTAGTCGAAGAACAACATTTGTTAGGTGAACTTTATCACCTACAAGAGTCATTAAATTATGTTTTAGTTAATGAAGAAATGTATGAAGAGTTAGAATCACTAACGTCTGTAATTAAAAAGTTAGAAAATAATATTATTAATAAAATAGGATCATGGGGTATATAGATAAAACATATAATGAGTTGTTAGAAAAAATCTTAAAAGAGGGAAAAAATAAAAAGGATAGGACTAATACGGGTACACTCTCTTTATTTGGGTATCAGATTAGGTATAATATGAAACAAGGATTCCCTCTCCTAACTACAAAAAAAATGTATTATAAAGGAATAATAACTGAATTATTATGGTTCTTAAATGGTGATACAAACATAAAGTATTTAGTTGATAATGGGTGTAATATATGGAATGATAATTCATATAAGAAATACTCCATGTATGCCGGTAACCTAGAGGAACCAGATTACGATGTTCATGTTGAAGACGTACAAGAAAATAGAGTAAGAATTCTGACTGAAAAAGAATTTGTTGAAAGAATCAAAACAGATGATGGGTTTGCTAAAAAGTGGGGTGAGCTAGGTCCGATTTATGGAAAGCAGTGGAGAGATTGGGGTGGAGAGTTTTCAAGTGGTCATTGGAACTCTAAAACAAATAAGTTGGGTGCGTATTTTGGTGGGGTAGATCAAATCAAAAACTTAATAGAACAACTTAAAACAAATCCAGATAGTAGACGATTAATGGTTAACGCTTGGAATGTTGGTGAGTTAGACCAAATGACACTTCCACCTTGTCATTATGGATTTCAAGTTTATACAAGAGAGTTGAGTTTGAATGAAAGACATAGATTAGCCGAAAAATCTGATGATTTTGATAACACATGGAATGACCACCAAGAATTTGATGATATTGATATCCCTCGTAGAGCAATCTCTTTAATGTGGAATCAACGTTCAGTAGATACATTCTTAGGTTTACCATTCAATATAGCATCTTATGGATTACTACTTGAAATCATCGCTAAAGAAGTTAATATGGTTCCTGATGAATTGATTGGTAATTTAGGTGATGTTCATTTATATAATAATCACATAACATATGCAGAAGAACAAGTTACTATGAGAGATACAACCATAGAGTCACCAGAATTAGTTTTTAATAAAAAAAATAATATATTCGATTATAATGTAGAAGATTTTGAATTCGACAACTATAAACCACAACCTAATTGGAAAAATGTTCCTATTGCAGTATAATTTACATAATATTTGAGTATTTATAATAAAAATACTTATGAACATAAATAATTTAGAAGAACAAGAAGTTAATGATATAATCGAAAAAGAGAATATCGATTTATCCTCATTTAGAATTAAGGACACTTTAAATCCTAAAATATTTGATAGGGAACAAGAAATGCATAAAGAAGTAAGGAAAAGGTTACTAATGATTGCAGATGATTTTTTTGAGACTTTAGATATTGGTTGGGTGGAAATAAGTGATATTATCTTAACTGGTAGTTTAGCCAATTATAATTGGTCTCGTTTTTCTGATGTTGATTTACATATATTAGTAGACTTCGGTGAAGTAGATGAGAATGAAGAATTAGTACGTTCATATTTTAACTCAAGAAAAAATTTATGGAATGAAAAACATAACATTACCGTAAAAGGTTATGATGTGGAATTATATGTTCAAGATCAAGATGAACCACACATTGCTAGTGGTGTTTATTCAGTAATGTGGGATAAGTGGAATTTGAAACCAGTTAGGGAAGATTTTAAAATAGATACTAAAAAAGTAAAAGATAAATCAAATAGTTTAATCGACACTATTAAACATTTTTTTGATATGTATAAAGGTGGTGATTACGATAAATTAATTAGGTCAATAAAAAACCTTAAGGAAAAAATTAAAAGAATGCGTCAGTCAGGATTAGACAGAGAGGGTGAGTATTCTTATGAAAATATAACATTTAAAGTCTTAAGGAGAATGGAATTTTTAGATAAGTTAAGTGAGTTAGAAACATTAGCTTACGATAAATCATTAACACTTGACGAATCAATACAATTTATAAGAAACTAAATATACCTCATTTTAAGTTTTTTATTGAATTTGTAATATTTATTAAATAAAACATAATTATGGGAACATATTTAACAGGAGAGGTGTCAGTAATACACGCAGCTGCGGATGTAGACTTCGAAAACTTTGCGTATAGTGCAGTATTTGCTAATAGTAGTGGTGCACAAGTAATAAACGGTACAAGTGTAACATTAGTTGCTGGAAGAGTATTAAATATTGTAGTACAAGAAAATACTACTACATTAAGTGGTACTGACTTTTTATTAATGGGTAACCCAATTGCTCCACAAACAAAAGTAAAAACTGGTTTAATTTCATCAACTACTGAACCATTAGACAATAATACAGGTATAGTTGATACATACCAATATGTGGATATCAAAACTGGTAACCCAATACAGAGCTAAAAAAAATTAAAAAAAAATAAAATGAAAAATTTTGTAAATCCAAAAAAAATTAAAGGTCAAGACAAATTAGATAGAATTAAAGATCTAATGGGTAAAATGAGTACCTTAAATGAAAGTACTTCAACATCTGAAGTCGATAATGTAAAAAAAGGTGCTAACGGAGTAATTTATGGTATCGTAAGAGAAAATCATAGTTATTTTATAAAAACTACTGAAAAAACTTCTGGCAATATTTTAGCTGAAGATTTTAATTATATCGGTGGTTTACAAAATAAAAATATTGAAAGGTACGGTTCTTATGCTGAAGCATTAAAACAATTAAATTTAAAGTTTGATATGTTAAATGAATCTTTTGGTGTTAAAAGTAATACTAACTTATTTGAGTCTGATGCGGTAGAAGTAAAAGAAGCAAACGCTAGTGGTGTTGTAATTAAAAAAGAACAAAAGGAGGTTATCGAAGATCAAAAATCGGTAATCAAAGTAGATGCACCAGCATCGGCACCAGTAGAAGATGAAGTTGCAGATGAAGAAGAAATATCTATGGAAGAAGATCCATTCGGTGGGGAAGAAGAAGAAGTATCTATGGATGTAGATGTAGAAGAAGAAGGTGATGATGATGGAGACGGAGAAACTAAAAAGATTCAAAAATTAACTGGTAAGATAGGACAGTTATTAAGAGATAAAGATGAACCAGATGCGGAATTAGACAAATATGTAATTAATTCTATTATTTCTGCAATTAATTGGGAAGAAATTCCTGATGAAGATGTTGAAGATATCATTGCTAAGATTGAAGGTGAAGACGAAGAAGATGGTGAATTAGAAGGAGGTGGTGAAGAATCAGTAGATATCGATATGGATGTAGAAGAAGAAGGTGGTGAAGATCCATTTGCAGAAGAAGGTGAAGATGAGTTAAATGAACAAACTACGTTTGAAAAATCTTTAGATAAAATGCTTAATGACAAGTTAGAAAAGTTAAAAGCTTCAAAAAAAGATAAGAAGTCATTTATGGATAAAATCACTAAAGAGTTTGGTGATATACTTAAAAAACATTTTGAGGGTTTAGAAACTGTTTCTGATGGTAAAACACATAAAGTAGAAGAGTCTAAAAGGTTTTCTAAAAAACAATTAATGGAAAACTTTTTAAATAAAAACATTAATAGTTCTGTAAATAAAATTCTTAAAGAACAAAGTGATTTACATATCGATGAAGATTTATATATAGATGAGGAATTAGATATCACCAATGATACGGCAGAATTAGCGGGTGACGATGTAGGTGTAGTACACGAAGAAAATATGACTGTAGTTGATGCAATTGCAACAGGACAAAATTACTTACAAGCATCAGGTGATTTAGATAGAGATGGAGATCAAATCCCAAACAGATTAGATATGGATAGTAATATGGATGGTGACTTAGATCACCCAACTTTTGATGATGAAGAATTTATAGAAATAGATTTTGATTCATTAATGGGTAATTCACCAGCACCAACTACTAGACCAGGAATTGCAGAACCAACTACTAAACCAGGAAAAAAGAAACCTAGATGGAAAAAGATACCTAGACCAGCGAAAGATCCAAAACCAAAGGCAATTTCTGAAAGAAAAAAAACATCAATAAAAAGAAAAGGAATGTATAGATAAGATGAACTTAGTTTATATAAATAAGGTTGGGAAAAATTGGAAAGGGAACTTCATATATGAATTTCTCTTTTCTGATATTATAACTGATATTGACGGTGAGGGTTGGGATGCATACCCCGCATCAGGAAATCCTGAGTCACCAGAAGAAAAATTTATAAAAAAAACTGGTTCATTAACAGGAGATTTAAAATTAGATGTCATACAAGAATCTGATTCATTTGCTATGTGGGATGCCGTAGATGGTATTATAGCAATGGCTTGGGAAAACTTAGAAGGATATGATGAATATCCAGAAAAAAGATTATTCTTTGAGTTTGGTGAGAAAATAGACTCAGTAGAATCTAAACTATATGAAAAAGATATGGTATTAACTTATAATAAAGAATTAATAAACGGATAAAATGAAAAAAGTAAAAATATACGAATCAGAAATTAAAAGAGCAGTTAGAAGAAAACTAATGGAAAATGTATTATCAGAAAATTCACCAGCTACTGATGAAATGAAGGATAGAACTGTAGCAGTAAAAGAACTAACGGCAGCTCAAAAAGAATTAGCTCAAGTACAAAAAGATATGGTTGATGGTATTTCGGAAGAATTCGAAATGAAAGACACATATAGTAGAAAAAAGTATAAACAAACTCCAAGAGAAGGGGAAATTGAGGATATTTTTGGACAGTACAGTGAAGAAATTCCACCGTCAGTATTAAGGTATATGAGAAAAAATCCTGAAAAAATAATTAAAAGATTATATGATGTATACGGGCAAAAGATGTTTGATTATATATCTCCTAACTTAAAAGATAATCCACAATACGAAGTTAGTATCGAAGATATGGTAAAAGAGAATTTAAGAAGATAATTAAATGCCATTTACTAAAGTAGGTAAAAATAAAAATGTTAGTCCTAGTGGGAGAGTTTTCACAGATAAACAAGTAAAATTATATTATGCTACTGATGGTTTTAAAAATATGGATGAAGAAATGAAACCTTTAAATAAAGATATAAAACCCAAAATGAAAAAAAAAGATTTAGTAGAATATATTAAATTCAAAAAAGAGGGTGGGTATAAAAAGTATAGAAAATCTGATTTATTAGGTGAAGCAAGAAGAGATAAATATGATTTCCCTAGATTTACTAATGAACTACAAGGATCAGAAGTTAAGTTGTTAATTAAGTATTTAGAGAAAATTAGAGAAAGTGGTTTAATTAATATGTTTGGTGCACATCCATTATTAAATTGGGCTAAGTCTGATTTAGAAAGATGGTTATATGGGCAAAGTATGGATTTAGAGTCTTTAGAACAACAAAAAGAAGAATTAGAGTATGATATAGAAAACGAAGGGGAGGACATTGGTTTATATCAAAGTGAATTAGATTCATTAGAAGAAAAAATAGAAATCATTAACTATTTATTAGATAATAAAAGAGAAGTAAGAGACATATTAATAAGGGGAGCATTGGCGAGAATTAGTAATACTGATAATAATCATGAAACAAGAAACGTACAAAGGGTGTTTGAGAAAATGGCAAAAGATGCTTGGGTTATGTGGACTTCATTATATAGTATAGGATAAAACAAAAGAAATGAGAAAGGTAAAAATTAAAATAGATTTAGATAAAATTACTAAGAAAGTAATAAAGGAACACCAAATGTTAAAAGGTGAGTTAAAAAGAATTGAAAAACTTAATGAAGGTATCCAATATGATGCAAATCATCCCGAAAGAATGAATCCTAGTTTAGAAGATAAATTAAGAAGTGGTGAACATACTTTTGGTAGAAATAAAGGTTTACCTATAACCGGAACAGATCAAAACTATTCTGAAAAATTAGCCAGTGCACGTTTCAAAGACATTATTAATAAAGTTAAAAGGTATCATGGTATAGAAAGAATCAACCCTCAAATGATGATGGAGATGATGAGAATAATGCAAGAAGTATCTCAAATAGAAACCCAACATAAGGAAGCATTAGAACAATTAGCAGTTGATATAGTTAGTGAAGAATTTGATATTCCTGAAGATATGTTAGATGCAGAATTATTACCACCAGGTTCACCACTTAACATGGAAAATGATGATGAGGAAGAAGAAGAGGAAGAAGAATTCCAATCTAAAAGTGCTGAAAGAATGGAAGAATTAGAAATAGAAGTGGATAAAAGAAATGTTTTAAACGCTTTAATGCAGGGTGCAGCGAAAAAAGGTCACTATATTTTTCATATGGTCGCAGATGAACTAGATAAGATTGATCCTCGTTTAATGGGTTTATATGGTAAATTAATGTCATTGGCAGATTTCCAATACTGGGTTATTCCAGATCAAGCAATGGGAGGTCAAGCAGGTGGAGTAGAAAAAATTAAATGGGAAAAACCTAAAGATGAAGAAGGTAATGAACAAGAGGAAGAAGAAGAAGAACCAGTAGTAGAAGCTAAAGCGTGGATATTTCCACTATTAGTGCACGAACTAATTAAAGGATCTATGGAATTAGCCGCATCCAATTGGGGTGAAGGACATTTAGATTTTGAAGAACAAAAATATGTTATTGATAGGGCCGATACGGTAGAAGGTGAAATATGGGGGATGAGATTAGGTCCAGGTATGTGGGAGAAGTTCGTTGCTTGTATAGATGACGATGATTATAAGTTAAAACAATGGTTCTTTCATGAATTAAGTAAACTACCGGCACACCAATTTCATACCTTTATGAAAGAGATTTTATCTAACAGTGCAAAATGTAAAGAAGTAATTGCACACTTAAAAGAATTACATATGGCGGATGAAGATGAGGAATTAGATGATTTAATTATTGGTGATGAAGGTAACTTTGAGGATGGATTAGATGATTTAATGGTTGATGCGGGTATTAATCCATCACAAGATGAACCTTCTGACGAAGTGGATGTAGAGGTAGATTATTCTGAAATGTCACCTAGTGAAATACAGAGTATTATCGATGACGCTTTAGATGCGGGTGATTTTGATACTGTAGGTATGTTGTCTAAATATCTTTAAAACTATTTTAATAAAATTAATATCCCACATTGTGGGATTTTTTTTGCTCTTCCTTAATATTTATTAAGAAACTATTACAATGAAAATTAAGTTAACTGAAGAACAATTAAAGAAAGTTTTGAATGAAATGCGTTTTGATGGTAAGTCTACTGGTTTATTTTCTGAAGAAGAATCGATAGATGAAGGTAGAAAGAAAAAAAGAAAAAACCGTAAATCTACTAGTACTAAATCTAAGAAAAAGAAGAATACATTATGTGCTAGAGGTAAGAGGGCTGCAAAAGCAAAGTATGATGTTTACCCATCGGCTTATGCTAACGGATATGCAGTACAAGTGTGTAAAGGTACAATTGCAGGTTTAGATGGTAACAAAAAATGTAGTGGTAGTTATTGTAGTGGTAAAAAAAATGAATCTTTCGAAATAGGTGAGTTAGAAGTTGTAGAAAGGTTAGATGAAGATTTAGCAACTTGGTTCGGTACAAAAAAAAAGAAGAAAGGTTCTAAACAACCACAAGGACCTTGGGTAAACATATGTAGAAAAAAGAAAGGTGGTGGACACCCATCTTGTGGTAGGGATGATTCTGATAAAGGTGGTTATCCTGTTTGTAGAGCAAAAAGTGTTGCATCTAATATGTCACAAGAAAAGAAAGACTCTGCATGTAGACGTAAAAGAGAAAAAGAAAAGAATGACGGTAAGTCAGGTAAAGGACAATCTCCTAGCCCAATTAAGGTAAAAGGGTACAAACCAAAAAAAAGAAAATCTAAAAATAATGAATCGGTGAACATTAATAGGATGATGATTACTGAAAATAGAACAATTATAAGTGAGGGGTTGAGATATCATTTAGATAATCAAATATCTTTATCAGAAAACATTTATAGATACGGTAGTGAATCTTTTTTTAATTTAATTAACGAAGTAAGAAAATTACATAATAGTAATAAAGTTAATTTATCTTTTAAGGATGAAGAATTACTTAAAACAGATATTGGTAGAAAAGCAATATTTGAAGGTAAAGAGGTTTGGTTGGATATCCCTATGGAAGACAATGAGATATTAACTGAAGCGAAATTTAGAGGTAAGACTGTAAAGACTAGTTCACCACAAAGAAGTTCTTCTGGTGGTAAAGCGTATAAAGTTTATGTAAGTGGTTGTGTTAAAAAAACAAAATCAAACCCATCTGGGGTAAAACAAATTAGATTTGGTAGTGGTGGGTTAAGAGCTAAACTTACACAACCAGATAGAAAGAAAGCTTATGACGCTAGACATGGTTGTTCTAAGGGTAAACATAATGATAAATGTATGGCAGGATATTGGTCTTGTAGACTTCCAAGGTACGCTAAGAAATTAGGTTTATCTGGTGGTGGAACATGGTGGTAAAAAAAAAAGATATGAAAAAGATAAAATTGACAGAAAAAGATTTAAGGAGAATTGTAAAAAGAACTATCAGTGAAGATAGGAAAACTGAAAACTATATGTTCTTTAGTAATCTTAAACAAATGAGACGACAAATTGATATGATGTTGGAAAATTTTAATCCCTATTGGGTAGATTCCACATTAGCGGATGGACACGATTGGGCAGACGATAAGATAAGTGAATCTAAAACAAATATTGATAGTGTATTTGATTTCTTTATGAATAAAAAAACTGACAGTGAAGAGGAATTTACTGAAGATGATGACTATGATGAGGAATTTCCTGTAGATGATGACTATGATGATACAGAAGATTATTACACAAGTCATGATAAATATGGTAACCCTTTTAATAATTACCCAAAGTAATGAAGTGTAATAATTGTCATTGGAGTTGGGAAATTGAAAGGGGGGATGATCATCCTTTTTTATGTCATAAATGTGGTTATGATTCTAAGGAAGGTGATTTTGATATTACTTCTTTTAATGAATGGAAAAAAGAAAATAATTACCCTTTTACTGAATATATGGAAGAGGGATACCATATTAGAACATTTACCAATAATATAGATAATACAGAATTAGTGTGGCATAGAGATAGGGAAGATAGGTTAGTAGAGTCTATTGGTGATACTAATTGGATGATTCAATTAGATAATGAAATACCTAAACCTTTAACTGAAAGAACACTTATCCCCAAAGAAGTATACCATAGGGTAATAAAAGGAGATGGAGATTTAAAAGTAAGAATTAAAAAATTATGAATTTAAACTTTCAACATATAATTAACGAAAGTATTGAGGATAATCCTAAAATAGAAAACATGATGTATCGTCTGTTTAATAGGGAGTTTTTTCCTATGTGGAGAGATGAAAATGATAGTCAAGATAATACAGGTTTTAAACACAATAATGTTGCAGATATTTTACATAGTTTTGGTGAGATGGTTGCGTTAGACTATGAAGTAATTTTATACTTTTTTATAAAATGGACATTAGACCCTAATTCTAAATGGAATGAGGAAGATAGTGGTAATATATTTAGTGAGTTCGAGATAGAAGATTTAGCGAGATGGAGAGAACATAGTAATATATTTAGTACATTGAAAAAGTTAGGTTGGTTTAATAAAGAGTTTGTTACTGGTGCATCATATAAAGATGAAAAAGTACTTAAAACTAATTACTATGATAATATGTCATTTAATGACACCGAAGGATTATACCCTAATATGGTATTATCTGTTGATGATTGGAATGGGTTCGCAGAATTATTTAAGGATAGGGATTTGGCAGAACAGGTATTTAGTGAAGATCATAGTGATTTCTTTTCTTATTATGATACCCCAATGGATGAGATAGTCTCAGATATGACACCAAAAGCAATGGATAGTATCATAGAATCTATGCCAGCGTATACTGATAAAATTATGGTCGATGATGATATGAATGATGAATTATATGAAATAGGTGTAGAGGTAGACACCGATAGTGATTTCTTAGAACTAAATAAGGTGTTTATTGATAAAATAAAATCACAAATAAAAAATAAAGAAGTAGATGGGGAAGAAATTCTTTTATTTTTGTTAGAACGTAGTGAGTTTAGTGGTTTAAGGGGGGATATTAGCAGTGCATATGATAGAGCAATAAATGATTTAGTAGAAAGCGATATATTTAGTAGTGGAAAATCAGAAATCATTGACTTATTTGATGGTAAACCAGAGTGGGTAGAAAATACTAAGCGTGGAGATAGTGTAAGATACGATTTAAAAGTACCAATACCGACAGAATTAATAGATAAAGTATTAGAACACTACATTGATGTTGAAAGTGCGTGGCCAGAAGAACAAGAGTCTTATTTTTTAGATGCACTTAAAAAAACATTAGATGAAGAAATGGATTTATTATCTTTACCTAATTTAGATTATTATTATCCTGATAGTAATCAAACGGAAAAGTGGTTTGAGGAGAGTTTAGATAATTATTTAGAAATGAGTACGTAATATTATGAAGATTAAATTAACTGAGGAACAATATCGTAAGTTTATATCAGAAGATACTAACCATAGTAGACTTATTGATAAAGTATATGATGAAATTAATTCTAAAGATATCGGGGATGCGTTTGATATTATTGTAAATGTTTATGGTCTTAGTGTTGATGAAGTTATGAGATACGATAAGTTAGTTACATTAATTGGGAATAAGTTGTTGAATCGAAAAAGGCAAACAGGATTTTTAGGTTTTAATCCTAGACCTTATATTCGATATATGAGTAGAATAGGTACAAAATTAACTGATGATGTTGTAAATTCTGATTTACCCCCTCAACAAAAATTATTTGAGTTATATGATATATTATGGTTTTTTAATGATAGTATTGGGGAAGAAGACACTGTACATGAAATATTAACTCTCATCCCTAAAGTTTTAGATTTTTATTTTAAAACTTACCCACCTAAAAAAGCCATACAAATGGCGTCTAATTTAAAAGATAAAATAAGAAGTCGTGGATTTTATAGTTTAATAACAGATATAACAAACAATTTTGCAGAACAGAATAATTTAAAAGTTTTCCCTAAAACCGCAGGACTCACATTCCAAAAGAAAGATGGTATGTTACAAGACCTAATAGATTATATTACCGATAGAGAGAAAAAGACAAAAGAAGGTTTTTTAAAGTATATTAATTCTAGGGGTAGAACAACGGGACAACACTCAGCATTCTTTAGGGCTGCAGTAGCATCAGGTGTAGTTAAAAAAGTTAGGGATGGTAGAACCATTACATATGAATTAGGTCCTAACTATGAGGCGTGGAAAAATGGTAATTTAGTAGCAATTTAACCATTTATTTACATTTTGATATTTATTAGTAAACTTATCTTATGGATAGAGGAGAACAATTAAAAGTTTATGCTAAGTGTTTAGGTGATCCTATATACGCTATAGAGACATTTCTTAAAACATATGATTTAACACAAAAAGGTTTTGTACCTTTTAAATTATTCCATAAACAAAAAGAAATAATTAAATCATACGAAAATAATAATCGTAACATAGTAACCAAACCTAGACAGGCAGGTGTATCAACTACAACCGCAGCATATATTGCAGTAAAAATTGCGTTTGGTGATCCTAATAATCCATGGAAAGTACTGGTACTAGCGAATAAACAAACACTAGCACAAGAATTTCTTAAGAAGATAAAAGATTTCTTAGATCAGATACCACATTGGTTATGGGGTATCGGTGAGGAAGATTCTTACTTATCTATCGAATCTAAAGGACATATCAAAACCAAAGACACTCAATGTGAAGTAAAAGCACTAGCAACATCTAAAGATGCATTAAGGGGTTATACGCCAACATTTTTAATAATGGATGAAGCAGCCTTTATCGATAATGGTGCAGAAGTGTTTGGTGCCGCATTAACATCGTTAGGTACGGGTGGTAAGGTTACACTAATATCTACCCCAAACGGACAAGACGCATTATATTATAAAACTTATGATGGTGCTAAACAAGGTGACAACAATTTCAATATAATTGAAATGCGATGGCATGAAGATATTAGATATAATAGAGGATTAAAATGGGTGAGAGGTGAAGATGAATTAATAGAGTGTGAGACAGTTGGTAGAGAAATATTAAGGTGGGAGTATAGTGGTAAGACTTATGAAACAGATAGTGTTAGAATAGAAGATTATAATGTTATGGTCAATGATGGTTGGAAGGCTACTTCTCATTGGTATTCTGAGATGTGTAGAGATATGAATGGAGATAAAAAACAAATAGCACAAGAATTAGATGTGTCTTTTGTATCTTCAGGTGGTAATGTTATAGATGATGAATATATTGAGTTTCAAGAAAAAAACAATGTAAGAGAACCAAAATATAAGGCAGAGATGGAGAAGTCTATGTGGATATGGAAAGAACCAGAAGAAGGGCATAAGTATATAATGGGTGTTGATGTGTCCAGAGGGGATGGTAAAGATAGTTCTACTATTGTTATATTAGATTTTGAAAATTTAGAACAAGTCGCAGAATTTAAATATAAATTACCACCGGATTTATTAGCAGAAATAGTTTATAAGTATGGTAATTTATATAATGCTTATACAGTAGTAGATATTACCGGTGGTATGGGTGTATCTACAGTGATGAAATTAATAGAGATGGGTTATACTCATTTACATTATGATGACCCTAAAAGTAGGAAACTAAGTGAAAAATACGCAAAAACACTATATAAACAAGGTGATAAAGTACCAGGTTTTAATGTGGGTAGTAGTAGATTACAAATGGTAAGTGATTTAGAAGAACATATTAGAGAGAATAAAACACTTATTAGGTCAGTAAGATTAATTTCTGAATTAAAAACTTTTGTTTATAGAAATGGTAGACCTGATCATATGGATGGGTATCATGATGATATAATTATGGCGTTAGCAATGCCTTTATTTGTTGTACAAACAACATTTAAAAAATTAAAGCAGATTGAGAACCAAACTAGAGCAATGTTAGATAGTTGGACTACGGTAAGTAATAATGGGAGTAAAAGTACGACTAATCAAACACATGTTAACCCTTTTTATAGTAATACACCTACCTATGAACCTAAACAAAGTAATGGAAATAGCGATAATGGGGAATATAATTGGTTATTTGGTATAAAGTAATATTTAGTTTTTACTAGATATTTATTATAATAGTAAAAAGATATTTAATAAAATGGCAAGAAAAACAGTATTTCAACAATTAAGTGATTTATTTGGACCCGAAAAAAAACAGGTGGAGAATAAATCAAGATATTCTATTAATGATGATGAATTATTAAAGACACAATCTAAAGATGAATATAATCAAGAGTTGTTAAAAAGACAACAAGATGCGTATTTAGCGAATCAATGGAAAAAGGTAGATAATGAAATTTACCAACACTCAATATATTATGAAACTACTAGGTTAGCTTCTTATGCAGATTTCGAAGGGATGGAATTTTTTCCTGAGATTGCGGCAGCTTTAGATATATTTATGGAAGAATCTACTACACCTAATGGTGACGGCAAAGTATTAAATATATTTTCTGAAAGTAAAAGGGTTAGAAGGATATTACAAGATTTATTCTTCAATAGATTAGATATACACACCAATTTACCTATGTGGGTTAGGAACACTTGTAAATATGGTGATAACTTCTTATATCTTTCTATTGATAGTGAAAATGGGATACAAAGTGTAAAACAATTACCTAATATAGAAATTGCGAGAAAAGAAAATGATGGGTTTGGTGAGAACTCTAGTTTAGCTAGTGAGGATAAGTTTAATCCAGTTAAATTTGTTTGGGGTCAAAAAGATATGGAATTTAATGCTTGGCAAGTTGCACACTTTAGATTACTAGGGGATGACAGAAGATTACCTTATGGGACATCTATCTTAGAAAAAGCCAGAAGAATATGGAAACAATTATTGTTATCGGAAGATGCAATGTTGATTTATAGGGTAACCAGAGCACCAGAAAGAAGAATATTCAAAATATTTGTTGGTAATATTGATGAGAAAGATGTACCGGCATATGTTAATAAAATTGCAGATAACTTTAAAAGAAGTCCAGTAATTGATCAACAAACAGGACAAATAGATACTCGTTATAACCAAATGGCACAAGATCAAGATTATTTCGTACCGGTAAGAGATCAAAACGCACCTAGCCCAATTGATACTCTTCCAGGTGCAACTAACCTATCAGAAATTGCGGATATTCAGTTCTTACAAAAAAAGTTATTTACTGCTTTGAGAGTTCCAAAACCATTTTTAGGTTTTGAAGAGGTAACGGGTGATGGTAAAAATTTAGCATTACAAGATATTCGATTCTCTAGAACAATTAATAGAGTACAACAAGCAATAATACAAGAACTTAATAAAATAGCGATAATTCATTTATATATTTTAGGTTTAGAAGATGAATTAGAAAATTTTACACTTTCACTTAATAATCCTTCTACACAAGCAGAGATGTTAAAAATCGAACAGACTCAGTTAAAGGTTACACTATATAAAGACGCAGTATCTGATGCAGGTAATGGTTTTGGTGCATATTCAATGACTAGGGCTAAAAGGGACATACTTGGTATGTCAGAAGAAGAAATACGTAGTGATTTAGAACAACAAAGAATGGAGAAAGCTGCAAGTGCAGAGATGGAACAAACTTCTACTGTAATTAAGAAAACCGGTGTATTCGATAGGGTTGATACGTTATATGGTGATCCGTTAGGTGCTGAAGGTGATGAAAGTGGAGAAGGTGGAGACATGGGAGGAGACACTGGTGGTGATGACTTCGGAGGAGGAGACTTCGGTGCAGATATAGCTGGTGGTATGGAAGATGCCGCAGCCACTGATGCTGGTGGAGATGCAGCAGCAGCAGAAGCAGGAGCAGCAGTAGAATCTACGAATAAAAAAGAAAATCTTTTATTAGAAGAAAAACGAAAGGATCTGATTGATGGTAAAGTTAAAAAATACCAAAATATGTACTTCAAAAGACTTATGGAAAGTATCGATGAAGATGAAAAAGTTTTTAATGTGGAAGATTTAGACGATGAAGTAAACACCATTAATTCTAAAATAGATGAAATGTCTAAAGAAATAGATAGTATTATTGATAACGAAGAAAAGTAAACTTTTTATTAAAACTTAATATTTATAAATAAACAAAAGAATATGACTAATTTTGGATACATAAAAGACACATTTAATAATATTTTATCGGAATCAATTTTAACTAAGAATGATTCAGGTAAAAAGTTATTTAAAAAATACCTTAAGGTACTTAAAGAAGATAGTACCTTAAAAAGAGAATATCTTATATATAAAAATTTAACGACTAAAAAGTTTACCTCAGAATCTGACGCAAAAGACTATATAAAGGAAAATATTATTCTATTAAAAAATAATAAACCATCAAAAGGTATAAAGAAACTTAATACTATTTTAGGTAGTAAAGAAATTATTAAAGAAAATGAGGAAATATATTCTCACATTAATATCTTACGTAATACAACAAAAACACCTAATAGTTTAGAAAAGATTCAAGAGTCAATTAACTTCTTTAAAGAAAGAATGTTAAAAGAAGACATAGTTATGGAATCTGAATACGAACCTACAGGTGTACCACCTTCGGTTCTCACTAAATTAGCAGTTAATAAATTCAATAGTAGATATGCGAATATAACTGAAGAAGAAAGACATATTATTAAGAACGTATTAAGTGGTAATGATAACGATAAAGAAGTTACTTATACTACATTAAAAAATGAATGTATCGATACTATTGATAATCGTTTAAGTGAAAATAGTGATTTAGAATTAAAAGATAAACTTTTAAAAGTAAAAGATAAGTTGTTGAGGACATCATTCGATATAGAATCATTCCCCACAGATATAAACAATATATATAACCTAAAAAATTCAGTTACTGAATAAAAAAAATTATAGAAAAACGGATTAGGACCGTTATTGTCTACGGACATTTTAAAACCCACTAAAGTTCGCTACTATAGTGGGTTTTTTAGTACCTAATTTGACATACCGTATTAAATACCCTATATTTATACTACAATAACATAAAAAATTAAAGTACTATGAATGAAAAGAGGAAAAGAATTAAAATTAGATTTAAACCCAAATTATAAAATAAAGGTTGGGACAGTGGATAATAAAAGTCCCAAAACAATATATATTAATCTCTCCGCTTGGGGACAATTAAAAAAATTCGATATAGATTTAAATTATGAAAATATAATAAATAAACTACGTACAAAAATTAAACATAAAATTAATTCTTACAGTTTAGATGAATTTCATAATGGAAAATATATTGTTGACTTAGATATGAGATCATCAGGTATAAAACCAACTAAAAGAAGTTTTATGTCGTGTGAGATCACCCTATTTCAAAAAGACTCTATACCGGTTAATAATCCATTAATTGTTAACACATCTAAACAAATAATACAAGACGTAATAGAAGACTGTTTAGATACTAATACTCATTTCTCCTTTTATAAAACTAAAAACTAAAGTTTTTTACAATAAAGATATATTTATATGTAAAGTATATCTATATTATGGAAATTTTAAAAAGCAATGAGTTAAATAAAAAAGGTATCTTAGTAGAATATGATGCTGGATACATATCTCCTAAAGATAATAGACATTTTGTTAATGAAATAAACAAACTAACCAAAGGTGAACAAATTATTGAAGATCCTTTGGTTGTTTATGCAGTATTACAAAAATACGGTGTAGAGAATAGAAATGGTAGGGTATATCCTGAAGCTATTCTAAAGAAAGAATCAGAAAGTTATAAGATACTTATTGACGAAAAAAGAGCAATGGGTGAAGCTGATCATCCTGACTCCTCAATTGTTGCCATAAGTAGAATTTCACACAACATTGTAGATATGTGGTGGGAAGGTAATGTATTAATGGGTAAATTAGAAATTATTATGTCACCAGGATTTGTAACACAAGGTATTATTTCTTGTGAAGGTGATCAAGTAGCAAATCTTTTAAGGAAAGGTTTGAAGATTGGTGTTTCATCCAGAGGTGTAGGTTCACTAAAAAAAGAAGATGGAAAAAATATCGTACAAGATGATTTTGAATTAATTTGTTGGGATGTAGTGACATCACCATCAACACCTGGTTCTTGGATATACAATGAGACTCCTTCTAGAGAGCAACAAATGTCTGAATCTACTGAGACTAAAGATAAAAATATTCTTTTAGATTCTTTAGATAACTTTTTGTCGGATTAAATTCACAATAAATCAACACTTTTATCATTTTCTGTATATTTATAAAAAAATGGCATATTATATTGCTGCATTTTTTATTATAATAACAAAATGTAAAAAAAACAAAAATTTACAATGGCTACAAAAAGAAAATCAATCATCGAAGAGGCTTTGTTAGAAGCGAAGTCTTTAGAGGATGCCTTAAAAGCCAATACGAAAGAAATGCTTGCTTCACATATGAAGGAAGAAATTGAAAACATTGTTGAGTCATCTTTAAATGAGGAAGATGAAGAAGAAGTTGAAGAACTTGATATCAATGTGGAAGGGTCCGATGAAGAAATGGAAGAAATGCCAGCAGAAGCTGGAGAAGACTCAGAAGAGTCAGAATTAATGGATTTGGAAATCGATCTTGACGCTTTAGCGGTAGACGATGATGAAGAAGTTGAATTAGATGTTGCTGAATTACCTATTGAATTAGATATGGGTGATGAAGAAGAATTAGATTTAACTGGTGCATCAGACGAAGAAGTAATCGCAGTATTTAAGAAAATGAGCGATGAAGACGAAGTTGAAGTTGTTAAAGACGCTGACGGAATCCACTTAACAGATAACGAAACCGGTGCAGAATACTACATTAAAGAACAACACGAACTTGATGACGTAGAAGAAGGTTATGACTTAGATGAAGACGAAGATGGTCTTTGTGAAGGTTGTGGTTCTAAATCTATGGACGAAGACGATGATGTAGTGTACGAAATCGAACTTGAAGAAGATGACAAGTACGGACAAGGATCTCACGAATACCGAAGACATAATGTTGATGGTGTTGAAAAAAGATCTGGAGAAGGACCTGACGGACACTTTAAAGATTACATGGAAGAAGGTGAAGAGTTAGAAGAAGATGACAAGTACGGACAAGGATCTCACGAATACCGAAGACATAATGTTGATGGTGTTGAAAAAAGATCTGGAGAAGGACCTGAAGTTGACGGACATAGACACTTCAAAGATTACATGGGAGAAGACGAAACAATCATTGACTTAGATGAAGAAGAGGTTGACGAGTCGACTAGAAGAACTTTAGCGGATAGAAGAAGAAGGGATTTAAAACCATCTAACTACCCAACTAACGAATCTAGAAATCCACGTACATCTAAAAATGTAAAGAAAGTATCGGAATCGAAAATTATGAAGGAATACAAAGAGTTAAAGTCTAAAAACGAAGAGTATAAAGGCGCACTTAAAGTATTCAAGAATAAATTAAATGAAGTAGCTTTATTTAATACAAATTTAGCATACGTAAATAGACTATTCACTGAACATTCTACAACCAAATCAGAAAAGATGGAAATCTTAAAAAGATTTGACAATGCAGAAAGTATCAAAGAATCTAAGTCTATCTACAAATCAGTAAAAAGTGAGTTAGATACTAAATCACCAATTACAGAATCTGTAGAAAATAAAGTTAATAAGACTGTTAAGTCTTCTAAATCGGATTTGAACGAATCTACTGCTTATGTAGATCCACAAATAACTGCGATTAAAGATTTGATGAGAAAATTATCATAAAATAAAAAAATAACAAAAAAATAAAACTCAAAAAAAAAATGGGACATTTATTAAATTCAGGTGAAGTCGGAAATATAGGACTTGAACACTTGAAACAAATCAGATCTAAAACCATCGGAAAATGGGATTCTTTAGGATTCTTAGAAGGTTTAAAAGGTCACGTAAAAGAGAACATCGCTCAGTTATACGAAAATCAAGCTTCAGCATTATTAACAGAAGCTACTGATGCACAGTCATCAGGTTCATTCGAAACTGTAGTATTCCCTATCGTAAGAAGGGTATTCTCAAAATTATTGGCTAACGATATTGTATCGGTACAAGCAATGAACATGCCAATTGGAAAATTATTCTACTTTGTACCTAAGACAACAGGAAGAAATCACAATCCATTAAATGGTAATGCAACTAACGGTTCTTTACCAGAATGTGTATTTAGTTCTTGTAGTGGAAATGCAGTATCAGAATTTTTAGAAAAATCATTATATGATGTATTCTATAATGACGGTATGTTTGACGCATCTAAAGGTACTGCTACAGTACAAGTATCTGCAGGTTACGGTGCAATTGTAAGTGCTAACGGTAAAACTGTTGTTACTGCATTTGCTGACCAACCATTAGCTGCTGACGGATCACTTAGAAGTCTTTCTATGTGTATTTCTGGATTCACAACTGCTGGAGCTGGAAGATTAACTGGACCTGACGGAAACGAAATGGATACAGAATCTTTCTTAGCTTCTTTAAGAGTTGTTGCTTCTGCAGACATCAAAGATGCTACAGGTGAAACAATTATCGCTGCTGGTGCTTCAGTTCCGTTTAACGTAACTGCACAGAAATATGGTAGAGGTATTGTTGATTATAATGATATTTGTCAACCTGACGGATGTTTATTATTAACAGTTGATTTAACTCACCCAGCTTGTGTTGATTGTTCCGCTGGTTCAATCGATGGTTATGTTGGAGCGGTTAGTGGAACTGCACCATCATTCTCTGCATCTTGGATGCAATATGCAACTTTAGAATTTGCAACTGAAATGGGAGAAGTTTCTTTCGAACTTGATGAAGTAGTTGTTTCGGTAACTGAAAGAAAATTAAGAGCAACTTGGTCTCCAGAATTAGCACAAGACGTTAGTGCATTCCATAACATTGATGCAGAAGCTGAATTAACGGCTTTATTATCTGAGCAGGTAGCAGCTGAAATCGACAGGGAAATCCTTAGAGATTTAAGATCTGGTGCAGCTTGGTCATTAAGATGGGATTACAACGGATGGAAAAGAGCTAATAATGGTGGTGGTTTTAACGCTTACACTCAAAAAGAGTGGAATCAAACGTTAATCACTAGAATTAACCAATTATCTGCACAAATCCATAAATCAACTCTAAGAGGTGGCGCTAACTTTATCGTAGTTTCTTCTGAAGCATCAGCAATATTTGATGATTTAGAATACTTCCACGTATCTAACGCAGCACCAGAGCAAGATCAGTACAATATGGGTATTGAGAAAGTAGGTTCATTAGGAGGAAGATATACTGTATATAGAGATCCTTACGCACCAGCTAACTCAATCATTGTTGGACATAAAGGGAAGTCTTTATTGGATACTGGGTACATTTATGCACCTTACGTACCATTACAATTGACTCCAACTTTACAGAATCCATTCAATTTTGCACCAACTAAGGGTATCATGACTAGATACGCTAAGAAAATGGTTAATAACCGTTTCTATGGTACATTGACGATTGATGGAGTTGTAACGTTTGATACTAACTTATTAAGATAAGAATTAGTAACATAATACAATTATTAAAAGGGTGGATTTATTTCTACCCTTTTTTTTTGTTTTATAAGATATTTATTAATATATTAGCATACTATGATTATTAAGAAAAAACATGTATTATTAGAATCACTTTTAATTGACACTACTAGTGAGTTTACACCACAAGAAAAAAAGTTGTTATCTGTTATTCATCAGAAATTTGGTATGGGGTCAGGTGAAATTGAAAAATCTTGGGATTTTGATAGGTGGAAAGCTGCAGCATTCTTAATAGAATTTTTTGAAACTCCTTATGATGTTGCACATGATTTATCTACTACTTATTATTGGAATGGTGATAAATTGTTTAAGGATCATGAATCACTTAGGAAAAAGAACAATAGAGGTGATTTATTTATGAATTTTGTATTTAGGGATATATTAGATGAATATATTGAGTCAAAAAAAAATGATAGAGATCAATTTTATTTAACTAATAATATAGAATATGTAGTTAAAACTCAAAATGAAACTGAAGTATTACCAGGAATTAAAGAGGGTGACGCAAACGCTAGAAACCATAGAGATTATATGGGTGGTATTAAAGAAGTTAGTGAAGTAAAATTATCTGTAAGACCGTTAGTATGGGCTTCTTATAATGGTATTTTATTATATATACAACCTAGTGAAGAAAATATAATAGAACCAAAACATATTGACTCAGCTAACTGGGATACATTGAGGAATATGGGTATGACTGTAGGAATTAGGTTGGAATATTATAAAGAAGAAGGTGAAAAATCTAATAATTATATTAAAGCTAAGTGTGAATATAAATTTGGGCATGAATTTAAAGATGAAGGTATAGTATGGAGTGAGGACATAAAATTACCTGAAGTTTTATCTAAGGAAAATGTTATTAAATTTATAGAAATGTTAATAGAAAAAATACGTTCTACAATTAATGGAAAGACGTTTATTTATGGGTCTGGTAAGAAGAACGATGGAACAACTTAAATTATATCTTATATCTATATACCTATATTATAATTAATACCCCCTAAAAACATCTAATATTAGTGTAATTTGTCTACTTGATTAACGATATTAAAGTTCATCACATTAGTATACTGTTTAACTTCTTGATTTGAAGTTAATTTAACATCAATGTAATATTCGTTTGGTATCATCCAAGACGTATCTAATAAGAAATAATTAGAAAGGTATGCCATATTAACATCTTTCCAATCAATAACATTTACTTGTGCGTTTCCTTCAGTAACCCAAACCCTATATTGTAAATTATCAATAGTTTTACTTTCATTTACTGTGTAAGGTAGTCGAGCAGAAACTAAAATTTTTCTTACGTCTCCTCTTTTAATTCTTTCGTCCCTTTTAACACCACTTAGTGACATTGCGTAGTCTACAGGAAGAGAATCATTATTACCTATCTGGTAATATTCTGATTCCGATTTAACCTCAAAAGATAATTCTACATTTTCTATATCAATACCATCCACTTTTAAATCACTCCATTCATCAAAATAAAGTACCCCACTTTCCACAGTATTAGGTATAAATAAATCTGCGTAATATATGCCCGTAGAAACTTGAGTTGTTTCAGTAATAGAAGAAAATATTGTTCCTTCATTATCATATATTGTCACATTAGGGTTAGAATCTAAATTTTTAGGTTCACCACCTACATTACTATATAAATAAATTTTATTATTTCTATTTTTATAAAAATTTTTTCTATCATCTTTAATTGGGTTATTGTAGTCAGTATCTAAAAACGGTTGGTAGTATGTTTGTGTATGTCTAGTGAAAAAACCTACATATTGTGCCGGTACAGTAATTATTTCTTCTATGGGGGGAATAAAAGCAATACCATAACCATAATTTGTTGTTCCACCGGTAATTAAACTATTAACTTCATCCGTCATATCCATCTCAATATTTTCATTACCTTTATCAAAATGTTGTGTGGTTATAGTTATTCCTGTCACTGAAGGTGTAATTGTAGTATAACCACTTAATCCTTCACAAGTAGAACCACTATCACCATTAAAAAAACAGTATGTTTCTGCAGAATAAACACCATCGTTTACCCATGGTGTTATAGTATCTGACTGAAACCAATTACTAGCACTTTGGACAAATGTTATATTATTATCATCTTCAAATTTGATAAGTCTTTGGTAGTCATAACCTGTTCCCTCATCCCAATCTTGATTAACTCTAAATAACATTAATTCGAAAGAAGAAGTTCTTTGTTTTTCATCTAACGCTTTTTGTGCTTGTAAGTTTCTATCAAAGTAAGAACTATTACACATTCTTAATGTATGTGTAACTTTAGATAAATCACCTAATTCACCATTATTATACCTATTTTGTAAATCATTAATATCAAAATATAATAAATGTCTCGTAAAATCTGTTTCACCAGTTTTACCCCCATAATATAATTCTGCAATAGGATTTCTTCCTGTATTAACATCACTATTTTTAATGATAGTGTTATTTTTATCTATATATGTTCTTATTACCATTTCTTTTTATTAATAAATATCTTAATTACTGTTAATGTTTTTATTTAATATACTATCTAAATTAAAATTTAATACATTTATTTTATTTGGTAATTCGGTTGCTGGCATTCCATGATAATTATGTATATGACCTGCAACATAGGATTTAACTAATTCTAAAAATTCCACTAATATATCCCCATATACTAATGGGTGAGCTTCATTATTAATTCTTTTTTGTTCTTCTGTAGAAATTAATTCTTCAGGATTAGTTAGATCAAATGTGTGGGGACCATCATGACTAATCAAGTTAATTTTATTACCAACCATATTAATAACACTTCCACTTTTATCTGTATTAGCCTCTACTTTTACTACTTTAATAGTTTTTTTAACTTCCTTTTTATTACCTTTGAAAAATGCTACTCTAGTTTTTAATGATAGTTCACCACCATATTCTCTTAAAATTTCATCAGAATTTGACTTAATTTTCCATTTACCAATAACGAAAGGTTTAATTGCTGCGGTTGCGGCAATTATTGCACTTTCTCTAGTAGGGAAACCAGGATTTAAAAAGTTTTGTTCAAATAAGGTAGAATTATTTTTTATTTTTTTAACAATTATCCTAACAATTGTTTTATTACTTTGAGTATATTCATTAGGTGTTAGATTACCAGCTAATATTTGATCATTAGAGTTTATTGTATCTATTTGAATATCTATTGTAGTATCTGCCTTATCGTAAACATAATTAGTAATTACTTTATCCTCTAATGTTCTTACTAACTCATTACCCCCATACTTTACTTGTATATACCCTAAATCTCTATCATTAAATTGGTTTCGTTCTTCTGTTTCTATATATTTACCAGCTCGTATCCATATTTGTCCTTCTTTTAAAATTACATCAGTATTACCTCTACCTTGTAACGCAATATCATCATCATTAGGGAAAACACCTGTTGTATTACTTAGAGTTATATCAGGAACATTAAATTTACCACCAGTCATTATTGATCTTGCATCAATTAATGGATCATACCCTAATTTATTAGATTGTGAAATAACAGGACCAATCCAAAATCGTTGACTAGAAAATTCAGTATATTTTAATCCCTTCTTATATTCATACTGAAATACCAATACTAGTTCACCAATTTTTGGCATAACATTTAAAAATCTAGGGGTTAATGAAACACAATATGGTAGAGATTCTACTGTAACATCAGATTTATCAATACCATCAATTCTAACCTTTATTCTTCCAGTTTTTTTAGGGTCGTCTACTGACATTACTTCCCCAACTCTAATCATTGGTATTGTACCTCTATTTAACTTTTCATATGTTGCACTTCCTGTTGACATTAACTTATTCCTTTACTTCTTTTTTCTAGAATGGTATTACCTAATAAATATTCTTTTTCTAATTCATCTATTTTATCTAACAATTTAGATATTTGCGTTTTTAAAGATTTGTGATATTCTTTGATAGTTTCTAATTCATGACTAATTTTACTATTAGACATATCATTCCATTTTATTATTTCTTTTTCTTTTTCCATATCCCTTACCTAATTATTCCTGCACCTTTTGCTTGTCCTATATATGGTTGATCATTTGTTGCAAAACCTATAGGAGTAGGTGGCGTTCCAGGTACATACACAGTACATACAATAGCATTCTCAGGTATCACAACTTCTACTTTGGCATCAGTTAATATAGTTTCTACTATAGTAGCCAATCTTTCTTTTTCCATTGCTAAGTCTTGTTCTGAAGGTACGGCAGGTACACCCGCTTTAGTTTTATTTGCCGTTAACCTCGCCCACATCCCCTCTGTACTTAAACCGGGTCTGGTAGGCATCCCTAAAGTAATTTGTGCCTTATTAATTGGTGGTAATGGTGTGGGCGGATTCATTATCGCTTTTAAAAACTTTGATATTGTGTCTAGTGATGTTATACTCATAATTAACAGAATTTTCCTAATCCTTCACCCTCTAAACCTAATGAAGATTTAATTTCTCCTAAATTTAGTTTATTAGTGAAGTTTGATACTTTATTATATTTATCCTGAACTCCTTTTAAAGCATTCATAATTTTCTCTCTTTGTTCTGGGGGTAAATTAGAAAATCCAGGAATTAATGATTGTATAGATAATTGGTAGTTTACCCATTTTTCTTTTAATATTTTACCTAAAACACATAAAAGAATAGGTTTTAAGTTTTTTAATATCCACGGTATAATAAACTCATACAGAAGTTTTTTTAATAACTCACCAATAATATTTCTCCATATACAACTTGTGGATTTATAATAATCTTTTAGATTACTACTTATTTTTCCTTCAGTTAAATATTGCATTAACTGATTTAACATTTTATTTTTTGGTGAATTTGTTAACTTAAATAGTTCGGTAGTTATATTAGCTAATAATCTTAAAAGTGATTCGAAACCTGCTTTTTGTCTATCCATAGGTGCAACATTATTACCAGTTTGGGTTAGTATACTACTCATAGTATTTTGTATAAGTTCTACTTTTTTACCATTATCTGTTTCACCATTTAATTGTTCACCTAAACCAATTAAAGTTTCAGGTGTAATTGAAGCGGTTTTTTTATTACAACAGTCAGTAAAAACCATTTCTCCTTTTTTCTTATAATCTACAGATCTTTTTATGTTAACTACTTGTTTAGGTGTAAATTCAAAAAAGGAGTCATCTATAACAACTTCTTTGTCATCAATACCAAACTCTATTAGATTATTAATGTAAGCATCTGCCTCCGCTTCTTTTTGAATACATGGATCACTTATTTCTTTTTTATCCCTCAACACTTTAGTCATAGTACCATAAATACTATCAATTGTATTGGGAAATATCCTCTCAATATCAAATAGTGGTAAAATACTATCAATATATTCAAACGAAAAATCTGTTAGTGTTTTATTATGGTAATAATCGTCAATTTTTATATTAATTATATTATTTTCAGGATTGAAAGTTTGAGGACTATTTGCTGCACCTGCCGTAAAGGCATTTGGGTTATTTTCTAAAAATGTAAAATGAGCAATTGTTCTACCATTTTTAGGGTGTACCCAAGGAACTGTGTTAGGTGCTTGTTGTATAACATCCCATAAAAAGTTGTTGAACCCATCATCATACTTTAATTTACCCATATCACTATTAGGATTTATATTAAGTAGACATCTTTCATCTATATCCGCAACTCTAACATTGAATCCTATACCAGATTGTCCAGTGTCAGGATTAGTAAGGAATAACCACTTACCTATGTTAGGTTGTACTTTACATGTGTAACAAGATTTAATACCTAATTTAAGTAAGTTAGATAATCTTGCCTGTAATGGTTTAATAACTGATACCAACCAATTTAAAATTCTAGATCTTAATTCATCTATTTTTAAATCACCTAATAATGCTAAAATATCTTTAAGAAAATAAAATATTGCAAAATTAATATTTAAAGACGGTAAAGATGCATCTATAGTAAACTGTGGAGCACCATTACATTGAGCCTTTAACTTCTTAATTTCGTCCATTATTTTTTGTTTAATGTCTAATTGTTCTTTTAAAGTATCAATTTTATCACAAATCTTATTTAATTTATCTGGTCCTGCCATTTTTAGTTATTCTAAATCGTAATCAGTATTATTTTTATCTTTTTGTTCATTAAATAAATCCCTCAATAAGGTTTTATCATTCTCACTTAAGGAATTTTCATTAGAGTCTACCGAAGTTTCTTTACTATCAGTTTCCACTATTTGACTTTGTAATTTAGCTAAAGCTAGTTTCCTATCAATAGTACCTTCAATAATCTTTAATGTGTCATTATTTACCTTACCTATCATAGACTCGTCATTAATATCTTCTATCTCAGTCCTACTTTTACGTTCATTTAATTCTTTACGAGCACTATTCATAACATTTACACAATCATTATAAATTTCTTGCATAAATTCTTGTAGACTACCTTTGTCTAAATTTATCTTAGTTTTTTTTGGTCTTCCCATAGACTATGTGTTTTAATATAAATATTGGGAAAAAAGAATTATAATAAACCTTTATCTATTTTAAATCCTTTTAATGCAGAATAAATCTTTTTAAATTTTCTCATAGATACTCTAATATCTTTAGTTGATAGTCCAGATAATTCTCTAATATACGCCAATATTAAATTCTTATTATATTTATTACCGCTCTCTACTTGTTCGAATATAGTTTCCCAATTGTCCAAAACCTGCATTAATGAATTACCAACAGATAATTCATTTTCATTTAATTTACCGTGTTCTATTTCCGCTTTTATGTTTGCAGAAATTTCTTGTATAAACTCATCTAATGGGGTTTTATCACCTTCTTCAATACTATATTGATAATCGTCCATCTCTTCTACAGACTTATATACATCATCATACGATAAGTCAGTTTTCATTCTCTTATCGGACTTAAGTAATTGTCCCAGTAGATAGTTTTTACAAATCGTACCAAAATATGAATATGCTCTTTTTCCTTTTGCAGGTTCAAACTTATTCATCTTCATTGCTAAAAATGACAACGTATCAGCATGTAAGTCTTCAAACTCCATATCTTTTCTATAAAGTTTATATCTCCTAATAATAGATTCAATCATTTTGTTTAGTGGTGCACGTAAACTATTATTATATATGCGATTACGTTTATGATCGTCCTCACATGTTAAAAATTCTACAACCGCTTTTTCTTCCTCAGGTCCGAAATATAGATTAGTAGTTCTTTTCCTACCTCTTTGTTTTTTTTCTTCGGACATTTAAGTTGTTTCTACATCATATGTTATTTCTCTATCTTCAGTGAAAAAATATTCTTTTTTTGCTTTATTAACCCAAAATTTACTTTCTAATACATTAACAGTATTTTTATACTCTTCGAATAATGAACCAGCCCTATTATTGATATGTTTATAACCTAATTTAGGTATCACCATTATATCAACTGAAAGGTGACTTAACCTAAGTAAAAATTCATAAGTAAAAGTTAATTTCATATGTTTTTTTAACCCCCCATGTTCTAAGAACAATTCTTTATTTACTACCATTCCATCAAAATTAAAATTCTGTATTTTTTGAAGTGTTTCGTGATCCAACATACCCATTCTTTCAGATACATTTTGTACCCACACATTTTCGTTAGTAAATGATATGAATTCTTCTTTTTCATTACATTCAAAAATAATTGGTAAGAAAACTCCTACATCAGGATATGATTTTTTATATTTAACTACATTATCAAACCATATAGGTGATAACATATCATCATACTCTAAAAAAGAAAAGTATTTTGAGGTTGATTTTTCAACACCGTAATTAATTTGTGATTGGAAATCATAATCTCCTGTTTCATTTTCAATAACTTTTGTTTTTGGTAGTATATCACCATACTCAAAAGAGTTTAAAAAATCTTTTAATTTTTTGTCTTTTGCATGTACAATTAAAACTTCGTCTGGAAGTGTTTTTTGTTCATTAACACTTTTTATAGCTTTCGTAAAATACTCACTTACACTATCATCTAATTTGTGGATAGGGATAATTAAACTAATATCTGTCTTCATAATTTTTTTTTTAATTTTTTGTAATTTTTTCTTCTTTATTATCTACTTCCTTAGATTCATTTTCTTTAGCGTCTACTACACCTAATTCCGTTAACCTTCTACCAATAATTCTATTATATACTTCTTTAATATGTTGTTTAGTATTTTCTTCACTATACTTATTTTCATATTCTTTCATAGTATTTAAAACATTTTCTGGTAACGCATCTTCTAAGTATAAACCAACCATAGTAGCCACCATATCAGGAATTGCATTTAGGTTTGTAACCCAAACACCATTATCAATTAGTTTTAAACCACCATTTTCATCAGTTTCACCCATCCATTCTGGTATCATTCTTGGTATCTTACCAATAACTGGTGTTTCACTCTTCATCGCTTCTAGTGGAAATGTACCAAAACTAGACAACTCATCTACCCATACACCTAAAAATGATTCAGATAAACTTTTAGCAAACTCTTTTCTTGGTAAACCAGACATATCTCTAAATGTTACGAATCTATAATGTGGGTATTTTTGGAAAAATACTTTAACTATTTTTAAAATTTCTCTCTTATCTCTAGCAGAGATAGCTACAGTTGGTAGTTTTGGTTTTTCACTATTTTTAAAATAATCTGGAATACCTATAGGGATAACTTCAGTAACTAAATTTCTAAATACAGACTCTGCGTATTTTTTAAGGTTATCATTAGTTGTTATCACCTCATTAATACCAAAAGCGTTCCAATTTTCACCAATCTCTAACATCTCAAAGATGTATTCATAAGATTGTAAAAATACTATTCTTTTACAAGGGAAATTCACTGTTTGTTTCATTATACTAGCAAATGCTTCAGGTATAATAACAAAATCTTGTGGTCCAACTTGTAATTGTTGGGATTCAATAGAAATGTGTGGTAATTCTGCGTATTCTTCACCTAACCAATCAGCAATACCCATACCTTCTTCATCACCTTTTAATCTATAATCATTTTTATCGTGTAATATTTGTGCATTAAAACCTAATTCTCTTAATATTTTAACGTGTTCATAAATAGTTGCCACACCTGCAGTGGGATTACCTTTAGTATCTAAAGTAAAAAAGTAGATTCCGAAATCTTTATTAACTATTTTTTTAATAGTGTCTTTTACTGTACTTTGATTTTCACTCATTTTTTTTGTTTTTAATTTTTTTTATTATAATTCTTTTATTATACCTTTCATTAGTAATGTATTAAAAGATAATTTAAATGGTATTGGTAATTGATTTAAACCCATCATTCCTAATTTATCATCTACACCTTCATTATGTGTAAGTAGAGTCCCAATTAAGTCCCTATACATCTCGTATTTAGTCACATCTATTTTCAATGACGATAATGAGTCTACATCTTCATTATTAGGTACTTCCTCACATTTACTATCAACATCATACTGTACTTGTTCAGCTAATCTATCAATATCAAAATAAAATTCTTTACCACCTACATTTAATAATATGTCTTCCATTTTTATCTATTTTTTTTTAATTTAATTTATTATCCCTATAAGTAAATAATAAGTTTACTTTATATCTTCATATTCAATAGTTTCTGTCCCTAATATTTTCTCTAACATATTTTTATCCTCTAATAGTTCTTTTAAGTCAACTATAGTATAATCTGAGTTACAATCTTTATTATAAGAGTTAATTACTTTGATTGATATCTTTTCATCTGGTTTAGATAATAGTGTTTCTGGAGACGCAGTTATTAATACGTCAATATATCCCCATTTATCCTTATAATCTCTAACAAATTTAATTGTATTAACTTTAGAGGATAATTTAGATAAAAAGAATAAAGTTGCTGGTTTACTATTATTTAACTCCTTACTTATAATAATAGGTGTATGACCCATATCTTCTATCATATTGTGGAGTTGGTTTAGGTGTTCTACAGAGTTTAATTTTATCTCACCAGCATGACCAAATATTTCTAAAGAAGCATCTACATACATAAATTTATTTAACTCTGTAGTTTTTTCTTCTACAGTATCACCACTAAAGTTAAAATACTTTAATAATTCTAAATCTTTTATATCTCTTTCTATTGTTATATTTTCACCCGTTTCTTCATCAATAACAGGATAGTATTTATCATATACTAATTCAAATTTTGTTATAAAATCCCTTACAACACCATCTATTGTTATACCTATTTTCATTATTCTAAATTTTCAAATACTTCTTCTATCTTTTTAATTATTGGGTTTCTTACTACATCTTCAGGATTTCTAAGTTCTACACAACCAAAACCTTCTACATCTTTAAATTTTTCCAAAACTATTTCTAATGAAGAATCTTTTTTATTTCTAATATCTTTTTGTCTAACATCACCCATAATAACCATTTTGGAATTATCACCTATTCTAGTCATTAAAGTTCTTATATTATCCATAGATATGTTTTGTGCCTCATCAATCAATATAATTGAGTTGTCAATACTCCTACCTCTGGCAAATGCGATAGGAACAATTTCAATGACACCTAACTCTATTAATTTTTCCATTCTACTTCTTCCTATTAGTTTTCTAATATTATCAGTAAATGATTCCATAATCGGTGCCATTTTATCTACTAAATCTCCAGGTAAATGCCCAATTTCTTCCCCCTTTAATGCAGTTATAGATTTAACTAAAACAATTCTTTTATACTTAGGTCTAGATTTTATTAATTTAAGTGCTTCCGCACATGATAAAAATGTTTTACCAGATCCGGGTAAACCACTACAAATAGTGATTTCATTCTGTTTAATGGAATTGACTAATTTTTTTTGATTTTCTGTTTTACACTTAATGTGTACAGTTATAGTTTGAAATACTTTCTCTTCTTCGATGTTATTCCTATTAAGGAAAAACTCCATTTCTTCTATTTCTTCTTCGGAAAGTTGTTTGTTCTTTCTTCTATTACCCATATATCTTTATTTTATATTAATATATGGGTAAAATGAAATAAAGTGTATAATTACTACTTATTTTTTTAAATTATTTTTTAATTTATTATATATTAGATTTCTATTTTGTGTTATCTTTATTTTTGACCTTGTATGCCATAAATGCAAAGTATATGGTGAATCTATTTCTTCTATTTCTATTCCGTAATGATTTAAAGAATCAATAAAATATTGATCTGCATATCCTTCAGCGTTTTGAAATTCTTCTGCGAATTTACCTATTTTTAAAAAATCATTTTTAGACATTCCAGCACAAAATGGAAATTTTCTATTATTATTAACACTGTGTTGATACCACATATGTCCAGTAGTAGTTTTTAATAAAGATTCAATAGAAAGGTTATTTGTTTGTTCTTGTGTTAGTGAAAGTGTTGCATAAGTTATATATTTATTATCTTTAACCCTATTACTAAAATCTAATAAAACATCTCCACAATGGAACATTTCTGCGCCGTTTATTAAAATATAATC